GAAACAACCGGAAACCATTTGCGAATATCCGTTACATCAATCCATATAGACAAATCATTTATCATGGCTGTGGTGGTGTTTGTTCTATTGTTTATTTGGAATACCCAATGCTTCAAGAAGTGTGTTTTCTGGAATCAAATCAATTACTTTAGTAGCCAACAACGGAGAAAGTGAGTTAAGCGTTTTAAGTATCTTATCTCCAGCAGTCGGGATATTGATTTCAACGCCAAATTCAGATATAGTCCAATCAATACCGTTGCCATATAGTTCTTTAAAAGCATCTGCAATCATTCGCTGAATAGGATTAACCGCATCACGAAGAATTGTTTTAGCTTGTTCAATAGCATCTTGATTACCTAGTACTGCAGCTTCGCTATAACCTAGTAAAACTGGGTGAACGTCCCAAAGCCTACATACGGCACGTTCAATAACGTCACGTTTACTGTTTGATGCTTCAAGGATTGGTTTTGGGTCATTCCCAGTAAATACTGGAACTTGCTCTTTTGTTTCAACAAAGTTTGTCATTACTGCAAACCTCGAAGTTAGCCCATCATTATTTTTCTTCAATCCGGTAAACTGTACCATTGATTCTTCAATCCTATCACGGTCACTTTGGTTAGTATCGTCTTTGTCCTCCGATACACCTATAAAAGTCATAGTGCCTCCAAATACAAAACCGTTCAAAACAGATTCATAATCCATCTTAGATATTTCACTAGATGTTTTTAAGTCTTCAAACGAAGCTAAAAAGTCTGGTATTGGGTAGATGGCTGAATCAAATTCATTTCCATCGTACACATAGTAAATCTCTCCACGGCTATCAAATTGCTTTTTGTTGATTTCCATATCGCTAAAACTCGCAATAGTACCTTTGAAAGACTGCAGTTTAACCCATGCGTTTTTATCGTATCTTTCAGAACCGATTGTATCATTGTAATAAAAGCAATCATCGCTACGTCTTACCTTGTGAAAAGGCATAACTTTTATTCGCCCTACCGTTCCGTTACCTAGTCTTGAAACATGAATCGCAACACCGCTAAAATAACCGAAGGATAACGCAATTTTGCTAAGTATCTTATCTGCTGTTTCTTTTTCGTTTACCTTAAATGTAGATGCTTGTGGTGTAATAAATCCATCGGCTTGTATGTAGTGGCATATTTTTTCAACGCCTTCTTTGCCGTTCCGCTATTGTTGATAGCTTGGATTATATCTAATGGGAGGTTGTCATTGTAGCCGTATTTATAGTAACCGGTGTTTTTATCGATAAATGTAGTCGGCAAAATGTTCCTAAAGAACACTTTTGAATGTGATTTGCCTAACTTTTTTGTCATTGTATATCCTTATAATCTACTTCTACTTCCTTAATAGTACTAAATCCTTTCGGGTGAACTACTAATTTCTTAGCAGGTTTAAGACAAAGGTATGTTTTTTGGTAGTCAATTAGTATTGCATCGGCTATTTTTTTAGCCCTAATAAACATATTAATGAGTACATCGTATGCTCTTTCATGTACTACATAGGCAAAAGCCCCCCATGTCATATTTTGTTGTGTGAAATGCTCATCGAAGTAAGACGGTCTACGCCCGAACGAACCACCTAAATAAAGTATATGCCAATCATCCGGCATAACAGAAAGATAGTACTTAAAATCCTTTTCAAAAGAATCGGTAAACAAAACATCGTCTTCAAAAATAGCAATGCAAGGGAGTTTATTTTCCCTTGCATACATTAAAGCCTTTAGGTGTGATTGAATACAAGCGTACTCGTTATTGGTTACGCCTTTTATTGGTGATGTTACGGTATGTCCGTCTACTGCAATTATTCTTTCGATTTGGCTGGTCTTCCTTTCTTTTTCGGTGGAGTTACCAAAGCAACTTCCCGTTTGTTTTGTTGCGCTGTCAATAAATCTTTTTCTACGGTCGGCACTTCGTTCAAGGTTGATAAAGACTCCGGCAATGGGCGTGTTGACTGGCTTATACTTTTTTTTTCACCGCTAGTAATCACGAAGCAATGTTCTAGTGCATTTTTGTGAGCAAGTGCTACTAACTCATCGGTGATATTGTCGTTGGTAATCGTTACCAAGTTGCGTGTTTCTGTTCTAAATGTGACTTTCGTTAAGTCTTTTCTAAGTTTGTACTTTGAAATTTTTAAACTCATATAATTGTTTAGATGTTTACCAGTATTCTTTTCACTCCAAAGATAGTATCTTCTTTCAATATATCATAACGTAGCGAATTTAAACCGCTATTTCGCCATGTTTTCTCCGTTAATGTACATAGTTTCTTATTAACTTCGTATTGGCGTGTTAATTTCTGCTTAGCGTGTCTTTGCGAATAGTATTTGAACGGTTTAAATTGCACATCTAAACCTGTTAATTTAGTACGATTATATAAATCATCATCTTCGCCACCCCATCCCCAATAATCGTTACTAGAGCCGTTACATTTTAAATATGCTTCTTCTGTGAACATAGTAACACCACCAAAACACGTTGCATAAATTTCTTTGTAGTTGAACTGTTCGCATAGCCCTGATAAATGTATTGCATTTTTAAACGGTGTTTTATAAATACTTAAATCATGCGCCAATAAATCAACATCGTGAAAACAAACTATCTTTTCTGTTGTTTCATTAAATCCAACGTTTAGCAGTTTGGCACGGTTAAATAGCTTATTTCCGTACTGCTCAACAACTACAATGTCGAAGTTCTTGTAAACTTGCACGAACTTTTTAAGGTGTTCTGCTCGGTCACGGTATGGAATAATTATTTGCACGGTTGCGATTGTAGTTGCATATTACTTATTAAGCAAAGCCCATTGAATACAATTATCAATCCGCAACGTTTGCGCTATATCAACTCCATAGTGTCGGCTGTACCATGAATGGATGCCAATCGGCTTATCGTTAATTTTAATTACAGTACTCACGCCATCGGTGCTTTCAATGTCAGTAAAGTTGCCGTGTTTAAAGTTTAAATGTAGCCAATAAAAAAAACCGGCAAAAGGCTCATCTAAATTAGCGTTCTTTTCTACTTTGTTAGCGTATTCGTATTGCTTTGAATTATTGAACTCTAAAAACTTGGTTTTGATTAAGTCAACATTGAACACATTGAAAAATGGATTAACATTAAAAACTGATTTGTTTCGGTGTGAAACTACACCTCCATCGGGAACGCCACAATATGCGTAGCCTTCAATTTTCATTTGCTCAATAATAGCATCAACTAAACTTTCATTTGTCAAAAAGAAATCTTCATCACAATTAACTATGAATCCGTTGTATGTATTACCATCGAATAAATGTAGTAAGTATTCCAAAGCCCCACTAAACCTGCAAATTGTTTGCATTGGATAAATGTGTTTTCGTTACTCCAAAATGATTTTGCTATTTTATATAACTTATCGTTTGCCGAGCGTGTGACTATTGTTTTTTTCATAGTTGTAATTTTAAATATTCAATCCTATTTTTTATCCATTCGCACGTTTCGTATTGCTCTAATTTTTTGCACTCGATTAACCGTAATTTGAGTTGATAGATAGAGTGTTCAACCTTTTGCTTACTTACTGATTCGGTTTCAACTAATGCGTTTAAATTGCCTCTGTAATAACGTTTCAGCATTTCGTACCCCTCACGTAAACACATCGAGCAATGCTCTTTTAGTTTCTCATTGTACACCTTTTCATAGTAGTATCTTATATGATTCGGTTCAACTTTAAAGAAGCCGACCGACACTATTTTTTCGTTAATTTCTTTGAGCAGTTCTGCTGAAACCATAATCAAATATAAAAAAGCCATCGAAAAATCGAAGGCTTTTTTAAAACAAATGAAGAACTAACTGTTAAATCGTTTCGGAAATGTTATCCAAATATGCTACTGAAGTTGCCAAAGAACCTCCTACAAGGAAGAAATCGGGCATTTTTGTTTGGTCGCCACTTAATGTTAAAGTGATTCCGGTATCGTCTTGCATTGCTACGCCAGTGCCTCCGGCTAATGCAGATGCTTCAAGCCCTTTGTCAAGACCGTAAATCTCAATTTTACCGTTTTCGTTCTCAAAAAACACCACCAATTCATCTGCTTTGAATAGTGCTGTAACTGCATCACGCTGAGCCGGTGTATCGGTGTAAATTTTTACAATCGCATTGTGTTTGATAAGGTTTACGTTGTTTCCAACTACACCCTCCAATGTGCCACTATGCGAATGTTTCTTTCCGGTAACAGTAATTAATTTATAGCTATCTGAACTGTTATCAGTAGCCATTGTAATTGAGTTGACGTACCCGTCTGTATCTGTTGTTGTGGATGCGATTTGCCCTAGTTGTGTAATCCACAAGCGTTTATTCACGCCTCCAACTTGATTAACCGATGCGCACGTTGCCCCAATACTTCTGAGTGTGTCGATGCAATCTGTTGATGTTGCCATTTTTTAAAATTATTTTATTGGGTTAAAGATTAGGGAGCGTGTTACCGCCCCCTTTTCTCAATTTGTTTAGAATCCTGCGATAACGTTCAATTCTCCGTAACCATATACATAGTCAATCATTGCTGATGCCGTTGAATAAACCATATCGTCTTTTCTTTCGTACCATGGTTCAATCATTTCGAATCCGCTACCGTCAATCATAATCTTATGATTGGTAGGAACAGTCAAGATAACACGGTTTGGATTTACAGGAGACGCTGGAGAATCGGCTGTATCGTACAATTTAAGACCTCTATCAATGTAACTTGCATTGATTAATGGGATTCCTTGATAAGCTACATTTTTAACCCCATTAACAATAGAATCGGGATTCTGTTTTACGAATGCTGAACCATCTCCAACTTGCAAGAATCTTGCCCAAGCTTGGTAAACTGTTTTAGTAACAATAAATGCCTTTTGACCATCGTCAAACGTTTGCATTAAGTCGCTTTGCGATGTATAGATGCCATATAATGTTCCTTCGATGCTTGAAAGTTTCAAATCTGAATCATCGATTGCACCTGCATCAAATGTTCCGTCACCATTTGAAACGCCATCCAAAAGTTTAGCGAAAACTCCATCGAATCCAGCTAACCACGGGTTTAATTGTGTTGATACCGATAAGAACAAAGCATAAAGCAAGTTAGTGTTAAATGCATTTGATTGCTTAGTAATGATACGGTCAACAATTTCCGGTGTCAATTCACCTTTTCTCCAACCGTCTGGCAAATTATCGCCAAAGATTGATTTTAGGAACGGTGTGTAGCATTGCTCGAAAGAGAAATCCAATTCAACCGGATTAAGGGCTTTCTTAGTGATTTTTGGTGTCCCGTTTTTGTAATCCCATCCACAAGTTGTCTTGATAGTTGGGTGGTCTGTAAATTCGGTATCGAAGTATAACTCTTTACCGATTTTCCCCGAAATAATATCAAACGGCAAAGCGTTAATTTTCGGGTCATTCAATAACGGCTTCCAGAACATTTCGTATGGAATAGAACCGTTTGCTGGTAGTGTTGTGATTGCGTTTGCCATCTTTTTTGTATTGTTTTTTTTAAGTTTGTTAATTTATTTTTTAGCGTCTTTTTCTGCTCTTAGACGTGCTGCAGTTTGGGTTGGTGTTTCAGTTGATTTGGCCGGCTCTTGATTACCTTGCGACTGACCTCCTTTAGCTTGGAAGTTTTGACCGGTTACAAACGTTGCTTCGAACTTTTCAACTTTCTTCGCAAGGGCTAAGAACTCCTCTTTCGTTTCGTTCAAAACAGTTTCTTTCTCAGCTACCAAAGTTGTTTTTTCTGCAAGTTGCGCCTCCAATTCAGCAATTTTAGCGTTGGCGTCTGTTAAAGCATCTGGTGTTTGCTGTGCTATTACTTCTGCAACGTCTGTTACAATGCCGTCAACAACCGTAAGAGTGATTGAATCTAGCGTATATTCGCCATCCTTTAACGGAATAGTCATTGCTTCATCTTCGAATACTGGCGTATCTTTCATCACCATAGTACCCTCGAAGTAAATTTTCATACCGTCAAGCGTTTCGGTGTATGCGTTTTTGAATTTTAGAGCTTTGTAAATCTTGTTTATAAGACCTTTAATGCCTCCTAATTCGTCCTTTAGTTCCTTGTTATCCATTTCTGTTGTTTTATTGTTATTATTAATGTATGCTACTAATCGGTATTTGGTGAACGCTGTAATATTCGTTTCAACTATCTCGTCTGCAAAACCAAACTCTATTGCTTCGTTTGCACTCATTGTAGTTTGCCTATCTAGCAATGGAGTTAATTCGTCAACTGTCTTTCCCGTAACGCCCACATAAAACAATTTGATTTTATTTTCAGCGTTTTGCAAGTCTTGTTGAACCAAAGCCAAATCTTTAGCCTCCATCGGGTCGGGTGCGCTCGGTTGCCAAAATGGGTTATGCACAAAGAACTCAGAATTTGCGTACATCTTTCGCTTACCTTTCTTTCCAGCTTGGTAAATAACTGTTGCTATACTTCCGCACATACCGTTTACTATTGTGTTTACCGTACATGGCAAAGCGGATAGTCGGTCATAAATAGCGAAGCCCTCAGTAACAGAACCCCCACCACTATTGATATAAACATTTAGCTCGTCAACTTCACCAATAGAATCTAAAATTGTATTCAGATTATTTAATGAAAACGAATTAGAGGCATCGTCAAAGAACCCAGCTTCACCGATATATCCGTTGATGTATATTTTTTCTGATTTCACATTACAAAGAAAATACTATATTTGTTACGATTTATTGATTTGATATAGTTTTAGGGCTAAAAAAATAATACATGAAAAAATATTTTCCATTGGTTAAAAGCTACGTATCACTATTTATGGGAGGTTACGTATTTTGTTGTCTTATCGGTTTACACTACAATCCTTTGAAATGGGGCGAAGTAGCACGTTTGGTTTTCCTTGCGCCAATTCTAGTTTCTATTTTTGGGAATAAAAATCAGTAACATTGAGTAGGAAGTTACACGCAAAGCAACACAAGACAACGCTTTCAAAGCATTGGGAAACTAGAATGTTTAACATGATTCATTCCATGTGCGTAAAGAAAGCTACTATATCCGTATCGCTTTAAAAGCCCAAATTGAGCGTGACGAAAAAAGAATAGAAAATAAATCTATAACTCCGAAATAGCAACACTATTCTCCACACTATTCGTAAACTGACTAAACTCATTGTAGTTAAGCGTTGGCGATGGCATCTTTTTAACCGCACTTTCAAACCCTTTTACAAGTTCAGAATTAGTTAGCATTGATGCCGAAGCAGAACGTGCGTAAAATCCACCATCCGAAGTAGGAATATAACCCGTTGCAAATTTATGTTTACCAAGTTGAAAGTTTGGTTTATTCCCTACTGCTAATTCCATTTGCGCTAACATAGGGGCAAACCTTTCAGTAGCCTTTGCAGTCATTACCGATTCACCACGGCTTAACTTAGCATCTATGCTGTCACTTGTACCATTTCCAGCACCGTCTAATCCAATAACTCCCTTTGCAAACTTTGGAGGCGGTGGCATTTTAGATGAAGCGATTACAGCAATTTGTGCAGCGGTTGTGGCAGCGATTGCGACAGCAGCAATAGCACCGGCAATAGGTCCTAGTTGAAAAGCAGAAACTACACCCAACGCTCCTGCTATTACAGCGTTTACAATTTGCAATGCTTTATTAGTTTCAAAAGCCTTTTTTTCAGCTTCGTATTTCTCCATTGCATATTTTTTTTCAATGGCACGTATCTTTTCTTCTTTCTTTTCTTTAGATAGTGTGCTTTCTTGAACGGCTTGTATCTCAGCATTTTTCTCTGCTTCAATCTCATTTAAACGAACCTCAGTAGATGCAGATAACACAGCCCCAATGGCATTAACTGCTGTTTGTACAGTTTGTAAACCTTGTTGTACT